CCTTTACATTACCTCCAAAAAACTTCGCAACATCTTTGGCATTTGCTGCTATATCAGCTGTTACTGTACCTACCGATACTCCAGCTTTTAATGCTTCGGCTGATACTTGTAGTAATGCATCGGATGCATCTTGGCCACCCATACCCATTCGCATGAATTCGTTTGTAACTGCGGCTGCATTTGATGCTCCTATACCAAATGATCTTCCTATATCAGCTATATTTGCAGCTTGTTTACCTGATAACATGTTAGCAATACCAAATTCTTTAACTGTAGCTTTCTGTACTGCTAATATATCTGTTGATGTAGCTAATTCTACTCCACGTGCTCTAGCCGCTAATTTTGATTCTTTTACTAATTCTTTGGATTGTGATAATGTGAGACCAGTAGCGTCTGCCACACCTTTTGCTTTCTTTTCAAAGTCTAAGAAAGCTGTTACCGCGGCGGCCGCGAGTACTGCTATAATAGTCAGTGGATTAATTGCAGCCATCAAGTTAGGTCCAAAAGCACTCATCGCAGCATTTGTCTTATCTGCAACAGAACCAGCTGTATTCATATATACTTTTGCTGTTTCGTTTAACGCCTTTTCAAAGTTTTTACCTAATTTATCAACACCAAATAGTTTGCTTAATCTCTTACCACCTGGAAGTTTTTCTACTATACCTTGTAAACTTCCGGCAATGTTCTGAGCTTCAGCATTTATTTCTTTAAAATTCTTTCGAGTTTTTGATAGTAATTTTACTTTATCCTGAAGTATTTTTACTTGACTTCTTTGAATTTTTAATTCATCTGCTTGCTCAAATTTACCTTGTTTTACAGCCTTTACAGCTTCTTTTGTTAAATCTAATTGTAATTCTTTGGCATCATTTATTTCGAGTGTAGAACCTAATATATCCTTGTTTGCTTTACGTACTTCTTGAGCAAATTTCTGTGATCTATTAAATAGTTCTTCTTCGTTAGCCATAAGTTACATTTTTATTGTTTTAGGCTTTTTACCATATCGTTTTTCAAAATCTTTGATCTGCTTTTTTAGTTCTTTACCATGATATTCTATACCCTGGACTGCAGATACTACTTCTGGATCATCTTCCATTTTCTTTAACATTCTTCTAACCTTTCCTTTAAAGAAAAACTTAAGTAATGTGAGGCCTAATCCTTCATCTAATTGTTTGATTTCTTTTAGCGCATCTTTTTCAAATTTACTTGTAGACATATCATGATATCCTTTTTAATAAATATTAACGACGTTTGATTTTAGGTGCCATAGAACGCGATTTGGTTTTCATTTGTTTGGTCGCCTTTTCCTGTTCTTTGTTACGATCTTCAAAGAGTTTATTAAGTTTACGTATATAATATAACCTCATATATACAGGCATATTACGCACTTCTGTGTAAGAAAATGCACCTTTGCTGTGGTATGTTAAATCAAATAATTGATCTGCGACATTTAGTTTATATTTCCGCGTCAGGCCAAAAAAAGTCCAATCCGATGGCAACGGGACTACGAAAGGTATCGCCGGACTCTCCATCCGGCACTTCTACTGATAAATTTATTTCTGGAGTAATACTTTTAAGATATGTACGTACAGCCCTAGAATCGATGGCTAATAGTTCTGTATCAATGAATTTGCGAACTTTTACTGGATCCACTTCTCCATCGATGGCAATTATAACATGTTTCAATGTGGTTGTCAATGTGGCATTGCGTTTAAGTTTAGCCAAATTTTTGAGTTCCGCATCTATTTTACGTTGCTGCCCTTGAGTCAATAGTTGCAATGTCACTGTTCGTTTGCTAGCCGGTAATTCTAACTTAAATTCATTTTTTCCTAATGTATGAGCTGACCAGTCAATTTCTTTTTCTACTAATGTCGTTAAGTCAACGGTTACCTTATGCTCCTCACCTGTCTTTGGATTAATGGCAGTTATATCATAATCTTTACCATAACCTAATACACGGGCCGCTATCATCACTGCATTTTTATCACATAAGAGTAAATCATTATAATTAATCGGAGACACTATTAAAGCTTTAAATAATTTGTCTAACACTACACCTTGTTTAATAAATGAATCATTGGTAAGGATATCTTCTTCCTTTGCTGACATATATTTCATTTCAATTGTACCAGAATGTAATGGCGAATCTGTTGGATATAATTTACCCTTTGATGGTAATTCAACTATCTCAGTTGGGAAGTTATATGATTTTGGCTCTTCCGTAACATTAGACTCGTATTTTGCCATGGCAATATCTTTGAGTTGTTTATCGGATAATGGTTTAACTGGATAATCATCGTTAACTTGTTGTGACATAATGTTCCTTTAATAACTTTTATTTAATATAAATATGTTAAGTGTAAGAAAGGACGCCAAATTAATGACGCCCTGCCTCGCAACTTCGGGAGAGAAGTATATTTTAGAATTGTAATATTGCGTAATCGTATTTCAGAGTCAATTCAATTTGTACAGGATCTTCAGTTGCCCAATCCATATCACCAAAACTAGCTGCTGATATAAATGCTCCTTTCAAAGTCCATTCTTCAACTTTATCACCAACCGGTCCTAAAGTATTGAAAGTGATATCCTTTTTATAAAAATCTGAATATCCATCTCTACCTGTAACAGATTCATGATGTAAACGTACCCATTCCATTACTGCCTGCGCCCCTGATGGTACAACTGGGTCATATAATGTTACAGTAACATCTTGCCATCTAGTTTTACCTTTCAATTTACGTTCCACATTAATATGGTCAAGAATAACTTCTCCTTGATCTAATGATGGTCGTGATGCAGCTTTTATAAGGTATGCTGGAATACCTTCAATATACATGATAAACCTATTAGCCATTTTAGGCTCATACGCTGTATAAAATATTTCGGTTGGGTCAAGTAATTCTGCCATCTTTTAATTTCCTCTTTTATATAAATATCATACTTTTCAGATTTTTATTCTGGAAAGGATGCTCCAGTTGCCATGATATTAAAGTCAACAACAATGAATTCTGCCGTTTTAGCAGGCTGCATAAATATTTGACCTCTCATTTCATTTCTATCAATAACATCTGGTGTATTATTTGATTCATCCATTACCACCTTAAATGCATATAAACCTTGTCTCTGTTGTATGCTTTCAAAATATGGATTCACAATACTTAAGAATCTGTTTCTAGTTGCTCCGGTATTATTTTCAAATACTAAGAATTTGGTAGATGATGCAATAAATTTCTTAGCCGCTATCAACAATCTTCGTACATTTACTCTATCTAATGCAGAAGCCTTTTTCTGCAATGTCTTTTGACCGAATACAGTAACACCTGCATTAGGGAACGTTGCAATAGGATTCACATTGGATTCGTATAATGTATCTCTGTTAGCATGAGTCAATTTGCGTTCTGCTTGAACTGCAATATCAATACCACCTCTATTTAAACCTGCGGGGGCAAACCATGGAGCTGCCACTCGATCATTAAATGCATATACTGAAGGTATTACAGTAGATGCCGGTACCCATACATTTTTTCCTAAATCATTGTCAGGTATTTTTACCCATGGCCAATATTCGGCAACATAATTTGAATCTCTTGCTTCTGCCTTTGCAGTTACATCGGTTATTGTGGTTGTTCCATGTTTTACTGGATCAATTACTAGGAAACAATCTCCTCTGCTTTCCACCATATCAATTGCTTGAGTAATTACCTTTGCATGGTTTGGTTCACCATCACATAAACCTGGTAATGATAATAAGTTGATATCATATTCATCTTGGTTTTTCAATAGTCGAATTGCATCAACGTATTCTGCTTGAGCAGTAGATTCAAATTTAATACCTTGAACATTACCATCTGCTATATTTTCATACATTGCCTTTGGATGTTCGACATCGCCATCAGAACCTCCACCAAATGATGATGACATTGGCTGCGGAAGTGATCCAGATAAATCACCATCTCTTACTGCGCCATTTTCATCCAAATAATTTAAAGTTTTCTTTCCAACAGTAACACGCACTAGGCTTGAACGATTTGGATAATCTCCAGAATATTCAATATACGGATCATTGCCATTAGTTTTATACTCAGCTACTTGATCTCCAATTCTTCGTGCAATGTAATTTGTAGAATTTGGATCTAAATTAACGCTATTATACTGTTCTAGCACAATTTTACGTTTAGAAGTATCATCTCCACGACGAATCGTTACATTGAAACTACCTTTATTAGCACTCACACTACTTATTTCATATCGCAAATTATTTGCAGTTCCATTTTCTAATAATTCATTGGTACCTAATGTTCCGCCATTGCTACTCTGATCAACCCCATGGGATAAAGTTGTTAAAGTGAAACACTCTGCTCCACCACCTGCCACAGAACCATCACCTGTCCCATCTGCTTGAGATCCGGTTCCTTTAGTTTTAATCGATGCAGTTGCTGCGGAAAAATCTCCGTCCAATACACGCACAACTGTTAACGTATCTGCGTACTTCAAATATTCTTGTGCAGAATAATTAGTTAAATATTTGTATGAATCTTTTTCTGCTCCAGATCCAGAATCAAATGTTCCACCAAAGATGTTAACAAATTCTGAATAACTAGATACAGTGGTTGGAACCAATGCAGGTCCTTTTGCTGTCGGTCCAATAACCGCGGCACCAATTGCTGCTACACCTGCCGGTAAAAACGACTGGTCAACTTCATTGGTAAATACGCCCGGTGATACTATCTTTTCGGCCATTTGTATGCTCCTATTTTATAAATCAATTTCTAATAAATATTAAGTTAATAACTCAAACTATCAACTTTCCGGAACAAACTCTCCTGTTGTTATATCAACAGTTCCTTTACCATATTTTTCATTTAATTTTCCAACAAATTCAGTTTCTTCTGCTCGCAAATTCTTAAATTGCACTAAAATATTAGTTGACAGTTCTTCCAGTTGCTGCAATTCTTCTGAAATTAACAATTTCTGTAGTTGCACTTGTCCAAGTTCAGATGTTACACGTGTAGTTTGATCACGTAGATCTGTAATTTTTGCTAATTCTTCTTCTGTAAATTTTGTCGTTTCTGACATAACATTCCTTTTTTATTGTTTAAAGTTTAATTTTATTAATCCGCCTATATGTATATTAGGCCCATCCGTACTAGTATTGTTTTCTAAAAATTCAGCTGATTGTACTGTGTCATCCACATTACTAAACATATAACATTGATTGAACCAATGATCATGTTGACTTGTATCTGATTTACCTTCTTTAAATTTAGTTTCTCCTAAGTCGTAGTTTAAATCAATTAACTGCCTAAATAATGATTCTTTTATACAGTATACATTCATATCTTCACATCTTAAATCTAATAATACATCTGCAGCATATTTTATAGGATGGGTATGTTCTAATAATTTTTTTGCACTTTTTTTATTAATTAAGTATGCATGTGCAGCAAATCCACCCAATGCCTTTTTATGTTTACAAAATAACGGTGATATATCATCATTAATGTCGGTGCTATTATTTTTAAAAATATATAATTCTTGCCGGCCAAGGAACACGATATCCCAATCTAAATCCGATAATTCTGTTTCTAACTGTGCAATGTATTCTGTATTTAACCTGCTTGGATCTAATGCCACATCATCTTCCAAAATTAAACACGTTTCTGCACCTGATTTTACAAATGTCTCTATTGCCAATCGATGTGAAAATGCACAGGCAATTATATTTTTATTTACCATTCCATTTGGATCGTAAAATGATTTGTTTAATTTGCCTTGTTTTATTAAATCTGGAACGTTAATTGAATTGCCAGGTATGGCATTGATATACTCATAATTTAGCTTGTGCCGATATCGAGTATTAAAGGAATGCTTCCGATCAAATCTAGACTCTAGATTTATAACATAAATTTTATCAAAATTAAACATATGTACTTTATAACTTTTTTATTTAGTTTTATAACTTATTTAAATATAACAAATTTTTTTTAAATAAACAAATTTAT